CTGTATCATACATCTGATTAGCGGCACCAGCGATACCAATCGTAGCTCCAAAGGCTCTTACGTTATTACCAGCTAATAATCCCCCACCCCCTGCCATGTGCCAAGGGTTTGGACTACCGCCTCCACTACCCCCCGATCCACCACCAAGGCCATTCCTTCTGAGATTTTGCTGTTGTCTTTGGGTTTCTTCCCTTTGTAACCGCCTTTGCTGATTACGTCTTATATTGAAGTCACGGTTTTCTTGATAGGCATTACGAAGCATTTGATTGTATTCACGATCAGCCGCTTGTTGCCTCAACCTCGCCTGTCTAGCTGCCTCTCGTCCTGCTGTGTCTTGAGCACGTAGTCTGCGTAACTCTCTAGCTCTTTGGTCTCTCTCGGCTTTAGCTTCTTCTTTAGCTTTCTGTCGATACCAAGCCTCAAGACGTTTCTGTTCAGATGCGGCACGCCTTTCATCTATTTTTGCATTTTCCCGCAAAGCTCTTGCTTGTAGAAGTAGCATACGCCACTCTGACATGTGACCTTGTGCAGACTGCCTTTGTCTCCGTCTGGTAGAGGCTTCTTCTGTCCCCGCTAGACTTTGAAGTTGTCTCCTCACTCTAGCAATCTCTGTACCAAGACCTAGCCTATCAAATTCAAACTTTACAAGAGCCTTAAAACTTGTTAGTGGTGTATCCATCTGAACACCTTATTTCTCATTTGCTTTCGCATAACTTTCTTCTTGCAAGGCATCTTCAATATCTTGCATCTCGTGGAACGTAACTAGATCATTAAGAGTCCAAGCACCGGTTCCCAACTCCCACTTAAGGGCTTTCTTTAACATCACAGGTCGCCATAGGAAGTAATCGTAACTATCTAACTTAGAGTGTTCTTGCACAGCAAGTAAAACATTCGTTAGTTTAGCCTCTTTGTTTACTCGCCTATAGCGTTCCCTGTAAAAAAATCACCGAAGTTCTCTTGTACAACAAACTTAGTAACTTTAAATAAAACACCGTAACGTCTAGCAAATTCCATATCGAAGTTTACTTTAGCACCATTCTTTTCAATACCAGAAAGTAAGTCTTTTACCAAACCAACAACATCATCTTTATCAATGTTTTCGATCAAGTGCTTAACTGCCACTTGGATTGCATCTTCTTCTGTAGAAGCTGTAGTTAGTGCAGCAAAGGATTCACCAAATACTTTAAGTAAACGTTTAATATAGCCCATGCCTTTAGTGGCAGGGAATGGGTTAATAGACCATGTATCACCATCAATTTCTCTGGTGATTGTCTGCATATTTTCAATAGACATTGTTAATCCTGAAATTTAGAGAATAAAAAAGGAGCCGTTAAGCTCCTTTATTTTAAGGAGGCTATTAATTAAAAGTTGCCGCCATTTACCATTACTAATTTATTACACATGATCGTCCACTCACGATCCGTCACTTCTTTAGAGAAGTCAGCATCTGCTGTTTTCTGAATCCATGCTTCTGCTGCTGTGTACAAGCTAGTACCATTGTTATCTTTTACCATTACAGCGAAAGTCCCTAGCTTACTGATATAATCACCAGCAGCTAAACCAGACAAGAATAAGTTGTCATCTGAGCTACCTTTCAAAGTTACTACGATAGTGCCTGAACGGTTTGGATTCTTATTACGAGTACCTTCACCATCACCACCAACTGAGTAAGTGAAAGCATCTTCGCTGTATGCAATTTTAACCATGCTGTCTGCAAGGTTTTGGAGGTTGCGACCAAATACAGAGATACTAATATCTTCTGGAGAATACGTCTTAATAGTCATTTATTAGTCTCTCATATCGTGGTAGAAATCAGAACATCAACATAATGCACAGCGCCTGAGATACGGCATTGAATCTGCACATCAGGAAGCAAACGTAATGCACGGTCATTTACAGATACATCTAATGCTTTAGGTACTACGATAATTGGTGCAGGGTCATCAGCAAGAATCTTAGCTGCTACAGCAAGCTGAGTAGTAGCACGAAGCTCATTCTCAATAATTGCAATATCTTTATCTGTGTAGCTGATCTTGTCGTTGTTAATCAAAACACTGTACAAAGCTACTTGAACATCCGACTTAAAGCTGTCCAAGTTACGAACTGTATCACAGTAACCGCCATCACTTGTATGAGATTGTTCAGTAGTGTTTACACCACTACGTGGTACGTAGATATTGGCAAACTTACTTAAAGCATTACTGCGTTGGTTCTTAGTTAAATTATCAGCAGTAATGCCATTGATAGTTTTAAAGTTCCAAGTTGCACGACCAGCAGGTAAAGCTAATTGACTACCGAACAAACCAGCTTCAGGGTACTTAGCTGCGTCAGCAGAGTAGAACAAGAAAGTACGACCATAACTAGCTAATTTCAAAGCTGTTGCAATAGAAGTGGTATCTGCCGATAAAGTTTGATTGATAATGTTAGTATCTGTACTAGAAGTACCGTACAACTTACCATTAGACTGTGCCCAAGCTGCTACAAGCAATTGATCGGCTTTAGTGTGACTATGTGCAACAATACCATAGAAGTCATTTGACTCTGATTGAATTGCAGTCAGTGCATCAGTGAGGGTTTCTGTGGTGCTGTATACTGGAGTGAGGTTAGTAGTTGCTTTAGTAGTAAATGCAACGCCACTAACATCAGCAGTAAGGATAAGGGTAGTTGTACCGGACGCAGTAACAGGTTCAGCGCCAGCGTTAATAGCAGCAATCAAACCAGTGACAATTTCAGTAGCAGTAGCAGAAGCATCTGAAATATAACTAAATACAACACCATTCAAAGTAACGGTATAGGTTGCACTGTTCTCTACAACAGGGGTGTAAGTTACAATGGTAGAATCTTGACGACCAATTGCAATTTTATTAATAGATTGTGCTTGACCAAAGAAGGCAGTAGCAGCAATGTATTCATTAGAAGTAGAAGCGAAGTCAACACCAACTTCAGCAAGGCTACCATATTCTTTATAGCGGTTGAGGAAGCCTTTACCTAAACCCACAAATAGTGGGAGGTTAAAGCCAGCAACAGTGATTGCCGTAGTATTATCACTAATAACTACATTGACAACATCATTAATATCTGCCATTCTTTATTTCTCGTTTGTTTTTAATTATGGGATTATATCTATGGTTCGGGTTTCTTCGTAAACAACGGTATCGGTCTCATCAGTAGCCTCTACAGTAACTTCTACAAACTCTATACGACCTAAATCATCAGTATCTTCAATAACTATATGGAAGTATACGTCAAGTACATAGCGTTGCTCATACCCTGTATTTACAAGTTTTGGGGCATTGATTACAGGTGCTATCGAGTTGTAAGCTAAACCGTAGGTCTTAAATTTATTTCTCGTAGACTCCTTGTTAAACTTGTGCGCTATTTCAAGGAGTATTTGGTTACTATCAACACCAACCCCAACTAAACGTAAAGTCACCTTCCACAGAGTTTTAACAGTGAATAGGTTGGAAGTTCCCCCAACATGTTTTTGTTCACTAGTACCTATCTGCTGCCAGTCTCTAAGTTTAGAAGTTACAAAGTTTTCAGCAGGTTCGTAACCCTCTTGTTCCTCTATAATAACTGGAACTGTTGTAAGAAGGCTAAGAGTCTCCCATATTTGTTCTTGTAAAAGTGAGATATTTATCACTTAGATTTTACCTCACTTCTTATTGAACTCATTAAATTAGGAGTTGAACCGTTTATGCTTCCCCACTGCAAGGGTTTATTATTTTGTTTTCTTGCTGCCCATTTAGGGTCGTTAGGTGGGGAAGTGACAGCCGTTATGTTTTTCTTAAGTTGGGCTTCTAATCGCTTACCAATTAATCCGGCAGCACCTTTAAAAGATGAACCACTTCTTAATGAGGCTTGAACAATCCCATCAACCTGTTTAACCCTTGTCTGAGAAAACATAAATGTGTCATCCCATTCAGAATAGAAGTGCAAGTGGTTTGCTAAAGTGGGAATATTAAATCTCTCTGAAGTGCCTTTGTCGCTCCAGTGATCTACGTTATCCAACCAACCAACTTCGACTTGTGTATTGTTAATCTGTTTAATCAGTGCTGACAGGTTTGTATTATCTACAGATACGCTAACTTTAATTGACATTTAGCCTCCATAGACAGTAAGAACTTCACTATCAAGTTTTATTGCATAAGCTTCATAAGCTGTGTAAGCACTAACGTCCACCCACTCACCAACTTTAACTATGCGGAAGGTTTCACCATTCAGACTAAACTCATCAGCTTGTTGCTTATCTTCTTTGTCTTGGAATGCCTTCACCATATCGTTAGTGAGTAATCTAAATACTTTCTTAGCCCTTAAGGATTCAGGTAAGAATTGAAGCATTGATTGTTTTATAACAGGGGAGATGAGGGCTTTGATTGTTACTTGAGTTGGAGTACCTTTGACAAACTTACCTTTAACATAACTGCCTTGCGGCATTCTGTTGATTACTAAATCTTTAGGCTTAATCAACTGAAAGGATATACGGGAACGCATATTCACATCCTTTCTTATCTTGGTACAACCAATTAGTTATGTTAGGATTATCTGGGTCAGCAGCAGAGGCAATTAGAGACTCTACAGAAACTCCAGCAGCCCAAGGCATAATACCCGTAGGAAGAACACTGAATAGTGTCTTATCGTCTAGGAAGGCTTGTGCAGCTTTGATGTAGTTCTTACCAAAGTCACTCCACATCTCCACATCACC